TGGCGCTGTCCTGTTTGGCGATCGTGCCGGTCCAGAATGGCGGGTCCGCGTCGGTCGGGCCGGTGATGCGCAGGGCGCGCCCCTCGAGGCGATCGGCTTCGCTCGGCACCGCGGCGAAGAGCCAGGGCGAGACGATCGGCAGGATCGCGGGTGGCGTTTCCGCGTTGCCGGCGGGATCGTCGTAGAGCCCGAAGGCGTGCCCGGTGAGGGCGCCGGCCAAAAGGGCGCCGGACTGGTCGAGCCAGTGCCAGGCGAAGAGCCCGTCCACGCTCGCCGTGCGCACCTGGTACCGGGGCTCAGCGCTGGCACCGCCGTCGAACACGCCGATCACGCCCTCGAGAATGTCAGCCGCCGGCACGACCACGCCGTAGGCCCCGCCGCCGAGCTCAACAACGGGCGGTGTCGCCGGCCGCGCGGCCCCGGTGCGGTCTCTGAAGTGCGCGAGCAGAGTCGCGACGTTGAGCCCGGTCAGCGGGGCGTTGTTGGCGTCGAAGAAATGGACGGTCCAAAGCATGACGCCCCCGAGCTCGTGCCGCGGTTACTTCTCGATCGCCGCGCGCGCCCCTGCGGCCGCCTTGCGCTCGACTTCCTTCGCCGCCCGGTGGGTGCGGTACGCGGCCGCGTTGCTCTCGAGGAAGGCTTCGCGGTCTGCGGTCTCGCGCTGCATGAGGATCTGCGCGCGCTCGGCGAGGGCCTGAGAGACCATCTGCAGGGCCACGATCTCGAGGGCTCGGTCGTCGGCCGCGCCGGCTTCGATTCCGTCGATCGCGTTCTTCGCCAGGGGGGCCGCGAGGGTCTGCGCTGCCTCTTGCTTCGTCGTCGCCATGGGGTCTCCGGTGTTGGGGCTGCTCACACCGTATCACCTGCGTCAGCTCAGAGAAGACCGCTCACGCGCCACGAGAAGTCGACGTTGCCGGCGGGCGCCGCGCTGAGGTTCACGGTGAAGCTGCCGGCCGCGAGAGTCACCCAATGCCGCGCGCCAGGATCGCCGAGCCACGTGATCTCGACGTGAGAAGCGGTGCCGACCAGGCTCGTGGTGATCGTGCAGGTGGTCGCGCCAGCCGCGAGCCGGTTGATCCCCATGGGGAAGTTGCCGGGCGAGTCGTTGCCGGTCACTGCGCGCCGGTCGAGCCCTCGCTGGTCGACTCGAGCCGAGCCCCACACCTTCACGAGCGCCTGCAGCCCGGTGGGGTTCACCTCGAAGCCGTATTGGCTGTAGGCGTAGCCATCGGAGGATCGCAGGCCGAAGTAGGTGACCGTGTTGTTCCCCATCTGCAGCTCAGAGCCGGGGGTGCCGCGGATCTCCCAATGGTTCGCCCCACCACCGTCGAAGAGGATGCGCGACTGCCCCGCGTTGCGGAACTGCAGGTCTCGGTTGAGCCAGAGATCGCGCCAGTAGTTGGTGACCGATCCGAGATCGGCATTGCCAGGCGAGAACGGCGACACGTGAGAGCCCGCGGCCATCGAAAAGTAGATGGGCCCCGCCCGCGAGCTGATCACCGGCGAGCCGGCCCCGCCGTAGTAGCCGATCGCGAACTGCCAGTCGTTCGACGCAAGGCCGCCGATCTGGAAGAGGTGATTCTGGTTCAGCGCGTTGTTCTTGATGCGGAGGATCGGGTTCGAAAACGTGGTGCCGTTGGCGCCGTCGGCGTCGATCGTAACCGGGTTGGCGAAGGTCTTCGGCCCGCCGAAGGTCTGCGCCGCGGTGCCCACGAGACCGCGCACCGAAGCGGTGGCGAGACGAGAGAACGGGGCCGGGTTGAGTGCGCTCATGCGGCACACCCTATCGCATCAACGGTACGCCGGCACGGGGTCGAAGCTCACGTAGGCCGACCCGCCCGCGTAGCCGCCGGTGGTCTGCCAGGTGACCTGATTGCCGATGATGTCGACGCGGCCTACGCCGTTCGCGGTGGCGACGAGCAGGATCTTCCCATCCTGCGCCGGCACCATGAAGTCGGGCAGCGAGAACATGAGCTCGTTGTCAATGGCCGCCCCGCCGGTGCGCTGGCAGATCCCCTCGATGTGCTTGAGCCCGAGGGCGTCAACCCAACACAGCACGCGCGAGTCGAAAGAGCCGCCGAGCGGTGACCAGTTGGTCGCGTAGGTCGGCTCGTACACGTCGTAGTTGCTCGTGCGCAGGCCGGCGAGTTGGCCGTAGAACGCCCGCCGCAGCGTCGCCTCGAGCCCAAGGGCCGCGTTGGTCGCGTTCCACTCTGCAAGCGTTTGCAGGGGCGGGAACTCTTCGGCGCCCATGATCCCCTCGGTCATGGCTTCTCGGGTGGCGTCGACGTAGGCGGTTGCGCGCAGGAGCTCGGCGCGGTTGATCGAGAGCTTGCTCATTTCGTCTTCACCTTCGTCGAGAGGTCGCCGGCGAGCTGCCCGCGGAACTGCCCGAGCGCGGTGGCGATGTTCCCGAGCTGCACAGCGACGAGCCCGAGCTGCGTCACGACCGTCGCCAGGGGCGAGGCGGCCAAGGCGCCGCCGACGATCGGGATCGCGTTGGCCGCCGCGGCCGCGGTGAGGGCGGTGGCGGCCACCCCGAGCTGCGCGACGATCTGCCCGAGCGCGGTGGTGGCCGACTGCAGCGCCGCCCCTTCGTGGTTCGTGTACGACTGCCCGAGGATCACCGGCTCGGTGGCCGGGTCGCTCGAGCTCGCGCCCAGGTGGATCTCGCCGGTCTTGAAGACCACCTGCGGCCCGCCGTCGGCGCCGAGCGTGGCGTCGGTGTCGTTGGCCCCCTGCCATGCGTCGGTGTTCGGGTGAAGCCCCGGCACGGCGATCGCGTCGGCGATGTGGAAGCGCCGCCGCAGGGTGGGATCCTGCAGCCCGCCTTGCGACTGCCAGCGATCGAGGTGGGCCTCGGCGAACACGAGCAGCACCCCGTCGCCTTTCTTGAGCGGCAGGGTGAGCCGGAAGCCGCCGGCGCCAGGGAACACGACGGGCACGGCCACGCACACGGGCAGCGCCTCGAGCTGCACGGTGCCGTCCTCGAGTTCGACGGGCACGCGCAGGAGCGGCCGCACGTCGGCGGTTTGCTTCTCGGGGTCGTAGGACTGCACCTCGCCGGGCAGGCTCGTGTGGAGCTCCTGCAGGCGCTTGGCGAGCATCGCCGAGACCGCCTGCGCCATGGTCGGGGTGCGCTGCGAGCTCATGAAGTGATCGCCTCGATCTCGGTGTACCACTCGCTGCCGGCGGTGTCGCCGGTGTGGACCACCTTGCGCGCCTTGAAGGTGCCCGACTTCGCCGAGCTGCGCAGCTCGAAGCGCTGGCCGGGGCGCATGCGCGGCAAGAGTAGCGACCGCACCTTGAGCACCGCGGGCTGGCCCTTCTTCTCAGGGCTCCCGACTTCGGGGGTTCCGATCATGCCGGTGTCGGGCGAGACCAGCGGGCCGATCTCGTCGGTGTAGTCGTTGGGCCCGAGGATCTGCAGCCGGCCGCCTTGCACCGACCAGGTGTAGCCCTGCGGCTCGAGCAGTCGGGTGAGCTCGAGCGCTGCTCGCCCGTGCGCGACGTAGCCCGTCACGAAGTCGCCAGCGATCCCCTGGATCTTCTGCAGCGCGTTGCCGGGGTCGCCCTGCATGGCCGCGATCGCCTTGCGCAGCACGTCGCGCACCGCGGTGCCGGCGCCGAAGCTCTCGGAGATCCGCGCGTGGTTGAAGGCGCGCTCGCCGTCGCCCACCTCGATCTTCGTCACCCAATCGGGCCCGATGCGCTGGTGATCGAAGCGGCGCACGTCGCCCGAGAAGATCTGCTCGGTGTTCGTGCCGTAGCCCGCGGCGAGGATCACCCGGAAGCCCTTGCCGTCGAGCTGCGCGCGCGAGTCCGCCGAGAGGTTCCACACGGCGATCTCTGCGTTGTTCGGCTCGGGCTTGTCGTCGAGCGTGAGCTTGAAGGTGGTCCGCAGGCCGTCGATCTTGAGTGCGTCGGGAACCACCTGCACGAAGTTGTCGGGGGGCGGTCGGCCCACCTGCAGGATCGCCCGCCGGTCGTACAGGACGCTCACGTGCCCACCTGCGCCCCTTCCTCGAGCAGCGCGGGCAGCTCAGCCGCGGGCACGTAGAAGAGCTGCACGCGGCGCCCGAGATCCGAGAACCCCATGTCGGCGCCGGCGCCCGAGGTATCGAGGAACACGAGGTAGCCAGGCGGGATCCCGGTCTCGCCTTGGTTGCGCTCGAGGATCAGCTTCGAGACCACGCAACGGATCCCGGCCTTCACCACGTTGCCCTCGCCGTCGCCGAAGTCGAGCACCCACTGCCCGGCGCGGCCGTTCCACCGGAAGCTCAGCGAGTAGGCCACGCCGTCGAGCTCGGTGGTGAGCTTGAAGTAGGCGCTCTCCTGGTGGATCGTGATCCGCTGCATTACGGGGCCACTCCTGCGCCGGGGGTGGTGATGCCGAGCGAGTCGAACAACGTCTTCGCGATCGTGCGCCGCTGCTCGGGCGGGGCGTTCTCGGGGGGCTTCTTGCCCTGGTCGGTCTTCTTCACCGGCTTCTCGGGCAGCGCCGTCGGGGCCGTCACCTGCTCGAGCCGCACCCGCTCAGAACGGACGAAGCGCACCTCCTCGAAGGTGAGGGTGAGCCGCACCGCGTCGCCGGTCTTCGCGTCGGTGGGCACGTCGAGCTGCGTGAGCACCATGTTCTCGTAGGTGCGCAGGGCGGTGCGTACCTTGACCGCGCGCCGCGCGTTCTTCAGCTCGCGCAGCTTGGCGTGAGCCCGCTGCGCGTAGCCCGTCTCGCCCGGCGGGCTCGAGCGCGAGGCCGGCTGCAGGAGCGGCGCGTTGGTGACCAGCCCCTCGAGCTGCAGCCGCTCGGGCAGCACGCGCGCGTGGTCGACGGGGTTCGCCCCTTCCTCGATCGGGTGCCGGGTGAGTTCGACGGCCGCCTGGTGCCGTTCGGTGATCGACACGTCGAGCTCGATCGCGTTGTTCCCCTCGTCGATCACGACTCGGACGATCGGTGCTTGCTTCGCCATGGTCATTCCCCAGCGGTCTCGGTGGCCTCGCGCATCTTGCCGTCCCACCAGGTGTTGAGGCGATCCTCGAGCAGCACGCCCACGCTCTCAGCGCTCGAGCCGGCAGGGGCGACTACCTGGATCGAGGCCTGGAAGCGCGGGGCCATGACGGTCGGCGAGGGCGCCGCGGCCGTCGAGCTCGAGGCGGCCGCGGCCGGCGAGGCCGCACCGCCGAAGAACCGATCGATCGCGTCGCCGGCGTCGAGCACCGTCGAAGCGCCGGGCACGTTCTCGCGGATGATGGCTTCCGCCGACAGCTTGCCCGCGAAGAGCTTCCGCAGGGTCTCCTGCAGCCGGCCGATCATGGTCTGCACGTCGTAGAAGAACCCGAGCGCGGTGTTCTTCGCGTAGCTCCACAGGTCGCCCCACGCTTCCTTCAGCGCGGGCAGCGCCACGCCCTCGAGGTCGGCCAGGCCCTTCACGAGCAGCCGCAGGCCTTCCATGAGCTGCGAGTCGCCGGGGTGCGGCTTCGTCCATTCCTCGAGGAAGCGGGTCCACTTCGGCCCGAGCTCGCCGATCACCGAGTCGGCGCCGGTGAGGAACCCGTACACGTCTTCAGCGACCAGGGCCGCAACGACGAGCGCCGCGGTGAGCAGCACGACGGGGGCTGCAGCCGCGAGCCAGGCGGCCGCCGCCTTGATCGCCGCGGCCACAACGGTGGCGCCGTAGGCTGCCGCGGCCGCGGTGTTCAACGTCCACGCGACCAGGGTCTCGAGCAGCGCGGCATTGAGCAGGACGAACTTCGCGAGCAGGAAGGAACCGACGACCACCGCGAGCAGCCTCCACTGGTCGACGAGCATGCGCGCGGCCGCGGCCAGGCCCGAGAAGAGCTTCCACAGCATGCCCGCCACGCCGATCAACACCTGCGCGAACTGCTGAATCCTCGTGCGTATCAGTGCCCGGTTGGCCGCCACCCACTCGAGCACGGCGTCGACCACCGGCTGCAGCGCCTCGATCAACGGCCCGCCGAGATCGCGCTTGAAGCTGTCGAGCACCCCGCGCAGGGTGTCGAGCGAGTCGCCGAAGCGATCGGCCGCGGCCACGCCGTCGGCGTCGAGCCCGATGCCGAGATCGTGGAACTGCGAGCGCATCGCCTCGAGGCCCTTCTCGCCCTCAGCGAGCAGGGGCAGGAGCTCGGTGCCCTGGCGCCCGAAGATCTCGATCGCCTTCGAGGCTCGATCGGTGGGGTTCTTGATCTCGCCGAGCCGGGCGACGAGCTCAGAGAACACTTCCTCGGTGTTCCTCAGCTTGCCGGTGGGCCCGGTGACCTTCACCCCGAGGGCAGAGAAGCCGGCGGCCGCTTCCTTCGAGCCCTTCGCCGCCTCGCCCATCGTGTGAGAGAGCCGGGTGAGCGCCGAGAAGAGCGACTCCTGGCTCGAGCCCGAGAGCTGCGCGGCGAACCCGAGCTCCTGCAGCGCGTCGGTGGCGATGCCGGTGCGCGCGGCCGCGTCGTTGATCGCCGAGCCGTAGGCGGTGGTCTCGGTGATCGAACTCGAGACCACCCCGACGAGCTCGCGGAACACGAGCACCAGGCCCTTCGCGGCGTGCTCGAGCAGGCTCGCCGCATTGAGGGCAGAAGCGAACCCCGCCGAATCCCAGTCGAGCCCGAGCGAGACGTAGATCTTGCGGAGTGCTTCCATTCGTCACCTCACTTCGGGGGCTTCGGTTTCGCTGCAGCTTGGGCGGCCTCGAGCTCGTCGAGCGCCAGGTTCGCGTCGATCAGGTCGACGGGTGACCACGTGGTGCGCAGCTCGTCGAGCGTGCACCAGCCCGCGGCGATCAGGCGCCAGGCGGGCCAGAACGTTCGGGTCCGCTCGTCTTTGACGGAATGGCGCTCACCTTCGCGGGGCTTCCGAGCCGCGCGCCGAGCGCTCGCAAGCCGTCGGTAAAATCCCCGAAGTTGGCCGCCACCGCGGTGCCGATCAGCCGCAGCATGGCGAAGGGCTTGCCCTGGAAGTGGGTGTCGAAGATCGGCATGAGCGGCACGGTCTGCCCGTTCTCGAGGGTGACCAGGCACCCGGTCAGCACGCGCGCCGACAGCATGCGCAGCTCGGCGGGGGTGACCGCGGCGAGGGTCTTCACCAGGGCGTCTCCCAGGCTCTCGAGCTCGCCGGCGCCGGCCTTGTCGCCTTCGCTGGCGAGCTTCGCCAGGGCCCCGAGCGAGGGGGCGACCAGCTTGCCCACGAGGGGGGTGAGCTCGAGGCACTGCCACGCGGGCAGGAGGCTCACCTGGTAGGTGTTGCCGCCGACGGTGATCGCCGTCGGTTCTTTCGGGGTCGACATGGGGATGGCTCCAAACGGAAAGAGCCGCAGCGAAGTGCCGCGGCTCCTGCCACCCTATCGCCTCGAGCTCGGGGCGTCGATCAGACCGTCGGCGAGCTGCCGACGAACATGCCGCCCCGCGGGATCTTCACCACCCACGTGCGCCCGCTCACCTCGCCGGCGGCCAGGCCCACGTTCGACGGCTTCGTGATCCAGCACGAGTCGCCGCCGACCACCGTGGTCCCGAGCGCGTCTTTCAGAAGCGCGGCGCCGGGGGGCACGTTGGTCGCCTTGTGCTGCTCGAGCAGCGAAGAGAGCACGTCGTTGCTCGGGCTCGTCTGCTGCAGCGTGAACGTGATCTGCACGATCTCGTGCCGGTTGCGCGCGAGGGCCACGTCGCCACCGGCGCCCACGTGCTCGGTGAAGTCGTCTTCCGGCTTCTCGACTTCGATCGCGGTGCCGTCGAAGAACTCGGTGATGATGTTCCCCGCGATGATCAGCGCGTAGGTGTTGAAGTCATACGGTCGCATCGGTTGCCCTCGTGTCGTGTGCTGCGGTGAAGGTTAGAAGCTCAGCGAGCCCTCGATCGTCACCTTGTGCCAGCCCCCGACGTAGGTCGCCGAGAAGGTGATCTTGTTGAGGTGCCGCGCGGTGCGGTCGGCCCCGGCGATCTCCGAGATCTTGGGCGCGATCACCTCCCAGTCGTCGAGCAGCGCCTCGCGGGCAGCGTCGGCGCCGAGCTGCGCGCGCACCTCGTTCTCGATCAGCGCGATCCCGCGGTTGTTCTGCGGCACCTTGTCGAGCGCGACGAGCACCGCGTAGGCGCGCTCCTCGAGCCGCGCCTGCAGGTAGTCCTTGTACACCTGGTAGTCGATGAACGACCCCGAGGGCACCACGCCCTCTTCGAACGAGCCCTGGCCGCCGGTGTTCTCGTAGAAGTTGACCGACTTCGCGCGCATGTTGGTGCGCTGCGTGCTCGTGTAGCTGCCGACTTCGACGTTCACGAGCGGCTTGAACTTCGCCGTGTAGCTGCCGGGGGTCTTCGGCGCGAGCTTCCCGACGAGCGCCGCGTCGGCGAAGTCGTCGGTGGCCTTCGAGAAGATCACCGCGCTCTTCGCAGTGGTGAGCGCCTTCAACGCCTCGCCGAGATCGTCGGTGCCCGAGATCGCCGTGTTCGGCACGTTCCCGTCTTCGACCTGCACCGCGTAGAACTTCCGCGCGGTCTCGATCCAGCCCGCGGCCGCGGTCGCGTAGGCCTGCGAGTTGAAGAGCGTGATCAACCAGTACCAGTCGTTGCGCTCGAGCGCGATCGCGGCCAGGTCGGTCGCCACGCCGGGGTCCGCGTGGTCTTGCTTCACGCGCAGGTTCGGGTCCGTCGAGCTCAGCGCGAAGAACGCGCCGGCC